ACCATGACGGAAGTGACGACGAATAACATCCAGGTAGTTAAGCCGTGCCCTACCTGCGGCAAGTGTCCTACCTGCGGCAACGTGCAACCGACCTACCCGACCTACCCGACCTGGCCTTACGGTCAATTCCTGCCTTACCCGTGGTATCCCGTAGCACAGCACACCTGGAGTCCCGGCACCACCTACATCACGCACTCACCGGAAACGATCTGCGGGAATAGGTGTTAAGATAATCTAATGGTTGACGTAGCGGCGTGTTTCCAGCAGGACGATGAATCCGACACTAGCGGACATCACGTCCCGAAGGCTCAGGAAGATAAGATCACCGGTAGCGTCTCGAAGCCTGACGTTATGGGTCAGATGGTTCCTGGCGATAGCGCTCTGAAGGTCGGCGTCTCGAACTACCTCTCCAAGAACGGTGAGAGCGCTCTAGCGGTTCAGGAGCCCGGTGACGCTAACGACATTCTGAGCGGCCACCCCTTCTACTACGTCAAGCAGCGCGTGAATCAGGAATATTGATCTTATGCCTACGCTTCACGTAGATACCGCGATTTCGTTGTCTGGCAAGGCTGTCGTGATGGAGAACGGCTGGCTGCGCGCTCCGGCTAATCTGACTAAGATTGGCGTCTTCGAGTACAAGACCAAGACGGGTAGCCGACACGAACTGCGTCTACCGGAAGAGGTTTTCCATTCCGACACGATGAAGTCGTTCGCCATGTTGCCCATCACGGACGGGCATCCTGGCGCACCTCTCACCGCTGCCAACACCAAGCAGCACCAGATCGGTAACGTCGGGGAGAACATCGAAAAGAACGGCTCGTTCGTCACCGCTAACGTCATGGTGACTGACGAGAAGGCTATCAAGCAAATCCTGGCTGGCGAGAAGGTTCAGCTATCGTGCGGTTACTACGCTGACGTGGAGGAAACGCCTGGCGAGTACAACGGTATGCACTACGACAGCATCCAACGTAACATTCGCGGTAACCATGTCGCGCTGTGTTACGAAGGTCGCGCCGGGCCAGATGTTCGCATCCGCCTCGACGCAAATGAAAATTGTGTGGTACAAATAGATCATACGGATGCATTGTCGTCCGACCAAGGGAGCAAGCCTCTAATGGCACGATTTACTATTGATGACACCGAGTTCGAACTTGATGCGGCTGTTTGCGCGGCCCTCGTTCGAGAGAAGGACAAGCGCTCGCTCCGTAAGGACGAACTGAAGGCGGCTCGCAAGGCTCTGAAGACCGAGCTTGAGACTGCCCAGGCCGAGCTTACGAAGGCTCAGGCCCGTGCTGATTCGGCCGAGGCTGACCTGAAGAAGGCTCAGGCTTCGACCGGCACCGACTTCGCTAAGGCTGTGAAGGCTCGTGTAGAGCTTGAGAGCGTGGCGAATAAGTTCGAGATTAAGTGCGATGCCCTTGACGATCAGGCGATTAAGGTCGCCGTGGTCGAGAAGGTGCGCGGCGAGAAGCTGACCCGCACTGATTCGGCTTACGTGGACGCCTCGTTCGATCTCGCTCTGACTTCGGCCTCGGCTGTGAAGGGTTCTGGCTACCAGCTCCGCGCGGATTCGATGCGGGCGAGTATCCCTGATGAGAACTCAGCGCGTACCGCTCGCAAGAATATGTACGTCGAATTTGAGAAGCCTATCGCCAAGATCCACGGCGCAGTGAACAAGGAGTAATTGTGGCCCAGCTCGTTTACAACATCAACACCTACAACGCCTTTCCGGGCATGCTTGCCGACCTTACCCTGGCCCAGAATATTGAATCTGCGGTCAACGGCGATGTCGTCACTATGCCGGGCGGAATCATGGTGTGCTACAACGCTCCTGTGGTTCCCGGCAAGGTGATTCTGCCTATCGCCGTCCTCGGTGTCACCAACGGCGGTATCCCTGCCGGTATCGTGGTCTCGACCCAGGCCCTCAACACCATCGGGCTCCAGACCCAGACGACTACCGACCTGACTGTTGCTGTCGGACAGCCGCTCGGCCTTCTGCGCGTCGGTCGCGTTTACGCGATGCCTGAGATTGCGGTTCTGAAGGCTGACCCTGTTTACTACCGCTACACGGTGAACGGTGCCAACAACCAGCTCGGGCAGTTCAGTAACATCACCGACGCCGGTAAGAACCAGCTCTGTCACGGTTGCCGTTGGGAGTGGCCGTCGGATTCGCCCGCTACCAACCCCGGTAACATGGGCGTTTTGGACTTCAATATCAACGCCATCCAGGGCGGCAACTTCTAAGCGAAGACGGGAGAAAACGTGGCTTTCAACTTTGCAGAGTATTTCGAGGATACCGGGTTTGGCGGGAACGGTATCGATAACGTATTCATCGAGCGTCAGCTTGAGTATGTCAAGGCAAAGAGCTACGACATCAAGTATGCCGACCTGATCGCCCGCCAGCTTATCCCGGTGTCTCACGAGACGCCTCCGGGTGCTGCTACCGTCAAGTACAACGCCTACGACATGTTCGCGCTGGCGAAGGTGATTTCTTCCTACGCTACCGACCTGCCTCGTTCTGACGTGCGTGTGACGGAAACCCGCCAGGTGATCCAGTCTCTCGGATCGTCCTACGGGTACAACGTCCAGGAGCTTCGGGCGGCTGCGATGGCCGGTCTTCCTCTTGAGCAGCGCAAGGCCAATGCGGCCCGACGCGCTATCGAGCAGAAGATTGACCTGATCGCTACCTCGGGAGACACTACCAACGGTCTTCAGGGCATCCTGACCCAGGCGAGCGCCCAGACCTACACCGTCCCTAACGGTCTGAGCGGGTTCCAGGCCTGGTCTACCAAGACCGGTCTTGAGATCCTGGCTGACATGAACCTCGCTACGACCCAGGTTGTCACCTCGACGAACGATGTCGAGCACCCGACGACCCTGGCTGTTCCGCTGAAGCAGTTCGCCATTATCAGCATGACCCCGGTGAACACCGGAATCCCCGCGACGGTTCTTCAGCACTTCCTGAAAAGCTCTCCATGGATCAAGGAAGTTATTCCGTGGTACCGCCTGACCGGCGCTGGGGCGTCTGCCTCAGACCGTATGCTGATTTACGTTCGCGATCCTGACCACCTCTGGCTTGAGATTCCGCAAGAGTACGAGCAGTTCCCCGTGCAGTCGCATGGACTTGAGTTCCGCATTCCGTGTCACGCGCGTTGTGGTGGAGTTATTGTCCCGTACCCGTTGGCGATTATCTATGCGGATCACGTTTAACTGAACTAGAAGTAAGCGCAGTAGTAGGCCCGCTCGTGTCAAAACGGGCGGGCCTATTTTTTGAAGCATCTACCAAGGAGCACACCATGTTGCTTGAGTATCGTCGCCCGAATCGTCACACCGTTGCTTTCCGAGCCGTGGCCCCTATCAAGGACTTCAAGGATACCGTCGGAGCCCGCGACAAAGATCCCGCGCCCGTTATCGAGTTCTCGCTAATCCAAGGCATCAACGAAGTCGATAGCGACGTGTGGGAGCAGGCTAAGAAGTTCTGCCCTAGCCTACCCTCCATGCTGAAAGGTGAGCGGATCAAGTACTTCAACGCGGATTCCGAAGAGTACGAGTTCAAGTCGCTACAGGCGGCTATCGTGGAGCGCGGCGAGCTTGAGGATGCCTCCGAGGCCGACGAGGAGACGGTGTTCGAACTGGTTACGAACTGTGCCATCCCTTCCCTGCTTCGTAAGATCGCGGAGATTGTGACCAAGCCTACTATCCGGGAGGCTATCGTCTCGCAGCTAGAGAAGCTGAAGCTGAAGCCCGGTGCGGTCGCCTCTAAGGAACTTCAGGCTGGGTAATACATGCCCTTCGTCTTAATCGCTACTGTCTCTGACGTAACCTCGCGCTGCAAGGAGTTCGCCTCCCTCGGCACGAACGAGATCCAGCTAGCGCTTAACGACGCCTCGATCCAGATCAACACTTCGGAGTTCGGCGGTCCCACGGATGGGGTTGGGCTAAACGTCACCACGAGGTTGGCCCAAACCTATCTGGCGGGGCACTTCCTGTCTGCCCGTAATCCTAACCTCGCCCTCCCTGCCGGTCCTACTGAGACAGCTACGGTTGGCGAAGTTACGGCCGAGTATGCCGTAGCTACAGCCCCCGCGTCTGAGGCCGACTTCAATACCTCGCGCTGGGGCCGTGCGTTCCTGACCCTGTGCCGTCAGAACTTCGACAGCCGGATGATCTCTACGTGAGTTTGTTTACGCTCAGGGTCACAGAGAATAAGTCCGCTAAAGATAACTGGCGACGGATGAAGAAGCTTGCTAAGTCGGCGAAGAATGTCGTACAGGCGGGTGTGTTGGAGCCTAGAGCCGGAGAGGTGCATCTAGGCGACCCTAACACTACCAGAGACGCTGGTGACCGGCCTACCATCGTAGATGTGGCTGTCTTTAACGAGTACGGCACGAGTACAGCCCCGGCCAGGTCGTTTATCCACGACCCGTTCGATAACAACAAGGTCAAGTACGAGCGCATGCTATCTGGCGGTATAACTCACTACGTCGGAGCAGGCGGGGACAAGTACGAAACGCTGAAGCAAATCGGCGCTGAGATGGTCAAGGACTTCAAGCAGGCTATGCGAAACAGCATCCCCCCGCCTGATGCCGAGATCACAATTCAGCGTAAGCACTCAACCATCACCCTTATAGCTTCCGAGCAACTAATTAATTCGCTAACCTGGCGGGCTGTAGGAACGGATCAAGGCACTACGTCTGAACTGGAGGAGGGTGGCGGCGGCTCTCCTGAACCTTTGGCCGAGGGTGTTGGCGGGGCTGAAGAGGGTCTAGGCGAACTGGGCGAGATAGCGGAACTGGCGGCGATCTAAATTGGCACTCCAATACTCCATCAACAACACCCCGGCTACAGGCGCAGTAGCTATCTACAACCTGTTCTCTTGGCTGATAGCCCAGGCGTGGACCGTTCCTCAAAGCTCGGACGGCACTACCTATCTCTCCAGCGGCAACCAGATCACGTCGGGGGCGGCGGGTAATCACGGCTACGGTAACAGCAATGCTTGGGCGCTATGGCAAATGCCTGGCTCTACCAAGCAGTTCTGTGTCCAGCGAGGTACGGCTAATCAGGTTTGGCGGGTCAAGTACAGCCCAGTTAACGGGTTCGCTCTAGGTACTCCCGGCGCGACGCAGACCCCTTCGGCCTCTGACGAGAAGATCATCCTCGGCGGCGGCACGGATGCAGCTCCTACCTTCGCTACCCTGTTCGCTGGGGCCGACGGGAGCTATCGGCAGGAAGTAGCGGCCGACGTGGCTAGCCCCTACGGTTTCTACTCGGTGACGTTCCCGATCTCCAGCTCCAGCGTAGATAACTGCAATCACGCCTTCCTGTTCGATCCGGTGCAAAACACCTACGCCTCTGACACGGACACGTATGTGGTTAGTGCTTGTGGGAATGCCCACTCCCTCGGTTCTGGTATTGGTTCCGAAGGTTTTTTCGGGCTGGTTTCCGGCACTGTGCAGGCCATCAACGCTGTAGCGTGGCCTGCTACCGTTAGTTCTGGATCGTGGGCTGTGGACCCAGTTACAGGGTTCGACCAGTTCCTTCCGGTAATCTATTACGCGCCGGCAGTCAACCTGAAGGGCTCTAGTACGCTACTCCAGTGGAACACTGTCGGTAGTCGCATCACGCCCACCCTTTTAACCGATGTGACCGTGAATGATTCCGTTCAGATGGGCACCTGTCTATTGCCTTGGAACGGTAACGGGATCACTATCTAATGCCGAACTGTGAGCCGGTCAGGTGGGCGTTCGTCGTCAACGAGGGGCAGTTCGTCTCTACGGCACCTGTATCGGTTACGGGCATCCTATCGCTTACAGGTATCATCCGCTCTCTACGGACCAACACCTACAACGTCTCTAGAGCTGGAGCCGGGTCGTTCATTAAAGGCGTATATCAGCCAGGTGTTCCTATCAACTTCTCGATCGGTGCGTCTATTCAACCGTTGAACGGTCGAGACCTGTTGCGTCTACCCCAGGGGTCGCGAACCGAGTGGTACATCAAGATTTTCACCGCCGCGCCTCTAAGAGTGGTTATCGCTCCGGCCGGTAACATATCGGACGTTATCTCCTACGGAGGTAACACGTTCGAAGTAGAGAAGGTGTTCGACTGGAGTGAGAGCGGCGGCTACACGATGGCTTACGCCAAAAAGCAGGGGCAATAAGGAGAACACATGGCAATCGGAGTTGCAACAAATTTTAACCAGACCGGTCGGCAGAGCATCGCTACCATAGTTACTGACGCTTCTACGGCGGCTGTCGTCCCGGCAGGTTGGTTCTACATTGTGGTCTCTACTCAAGGGTGCTCCCTAAATGGTGGTGCGGCTGCTACCCTTGAAGAGGTGTGGTTGCCAGGCGTCTACGGTCCGATCTATCTGAACCTGGATAACACTACGCTAGGTGCAGGCGTTGGCGACGGTAAGCTCCACGCCATCGGTGTTGCTGCCGGTCCAGGACGTGTCGATCTAGTCCCCTGCACGCCTCAGTAAATGGCAGTAGCCTGGACAGACGCACAGAACGCTCTAGTGACTTGGGTGGAAAACACCACAGGTCTAGGGGAGGGTTCTGTCATTTGGGCCTTTCAGAAAGAGCCCCAGCCTGTCCGGCCATACCTGTCGCTAAGAATCATCCCACCTAGGCGGTTAGGCCAGGACGCTTTGATTATCACCACGGACCCCACCCAGGTAGGGCAGGAGATTAAGCAGACCGTTAGAGGGCAGCGGGAGCTTACCGTAGTGGTGGAGGCCTTCTCTAACGCTGTCATCGGGGCGGGTACGGCTCTAGAGTACCTTCAGGATGCTCTAACAGGGGTCTACCTACCCTCCCAGTCCTCTCTACTGTTCGCGGCCGGACTTAGCTACATCACCTACGAACAGCCGGTAGACCTGACAGCCCTGGAAGCCGGTACCAACTACGTCTCTCGGGCGCAGTCTAGGGTCAAGTTCGCCTTGACGGATATCGTTGAGGAGAGCACCGGCTACATCTCGACCATTCAAGTCACGCCGACGGTGGACGGTACTACCTATCCGGTCGTTACCGAGGGGCCGTTCTAAACACCTAAACGTGGTAATATTGGTTTAAGAGGAGTAATACCTTGCCCCTATCAGACATCGTTAGTATCAGTATCACGACCCAGGCCGTTCTGCCTGTTCAGGCCGGCTTCGGTGAGCCTCTGATCCTGGCGGCAGACTGCCCCGTAGGCTTCACAGGGCTAGTCCAGCACTTCAACTCCGGCCCTACCGGTCTGGCGGCATTGGTTACTCTCGGGTTCGCTACCACTAGCGCCACCTACCTGGCTGCTGCGGCTGTTTCGGCCCAGAGCCCCCAGCCTCCTACCTTCGCTGTCGGAAAGCTCACCACGCTTCCGACCAAGCACTTCACGATTACCCCAGTTTCTGTAAACGGTTACGTCTATAGTTTCTCGTTCGGCACCGGCGCTGTCTACACCGCTACTACAGCTACTGGCGGCACTACCCTGGCCCTGACGTGTACCGCTATCGCTGCTGCCATCACCGCCCTGGCTGTGGCCGGGATTACCGCTGCGAGCACCGGCACCACGGTTACCATCTCTCAGGCTACCGCTGGCGTATGGAACCGTATCGGCTCTACCGACGCTAACCTCACGATCGTCGAGGACGGGGCAGACCCGGGCATCACCGCTAACCTGACCGCGATTACCGCTTACGACAGCACTTGGTACGCGCTCAACTCCGACAACTGGGCCAGCTCGGCTCTCCTTGTCAGCATCGCGGCTTTCGCTGAAGCTAACCAGAAGATCCACCTCAGTCAGACTATCGATACCGGGTGCGCTAACAACGTTCTAAGCTCCGGTACCGATGTCATGCAGACCTTCAAGGCGAGTGCCTACACGCGCTCTACCTTGATCTACTCGCAGGATTCCGGGAACTACACCGGGATCGCTTGGCTGGCCGCTCGTCTTCCTAAGCAGCCCGGTTCTGAGAACTGGATGTTCACTATCCTAGCCGGCCCGGTGCCGTCCGTGTTGACCGCTACTCAGCAAGTCAACCTGAAGGCTAAGTTCGGGAACTACTACTACACCGTCGGCGGGCTCAACATCACCGTCTTTGGTTACACGGCGGCTGGCTCCTGGCTTGACCTAGTGCGCGGGCGCGATTGGCTTACTTCGCGGCTTCAAACTCGCATCTTCACGATCCTGGCGACTACCGGGAACAAGATCCCGTATACGGACCAAGGCATCGCGCAAGTCGAGGGCGAAGTGCGGGCGATGATGCAGGAGGCGATTGACGCGGGCTTCCTGGCTTCGACCCCTGCGCCAATCATCACGGTGCCTACTGCCGCGAGCGCTACCACGACCAATCGACAGAACCGCATCCTCACGCCGGTCACGTTCCAAGCCCAGTCGGCCGGGGCAATCAACTTCGTCACCATTACCGGCGTCGTCCTGCTGTAAGGAGCTACCGTGGCAGTTGTTAATACCTATTCCTCGCAGCAAGTTGTGGTGTCGGTTACCGGCGTGCCTATGACGGGCGTGGCTGATGGCGACTTCTGCAAAATCTCTCGCGACGAGGATGCTTTTCACAAGGTTATCGGTGCGGACGGTCTAGCTAGTCGCTCCAGGAACTCTAACCAGGGCGGGACGATTACCATCATCCTCCAGAGCACGTCGCCCTCGAACGCGGTCCTCTCGGCGCTAGCTACTACCGACGAGTTGTTTGCTACCGGGGTCGGTACTGTCGTGGTGAAGGATCTCTCTGGCTCGACGGTCTGTGTCGCTCAGAACGGCTGGGTCAAGAAGAAGCCGGAAATCACCCTCGCCCAAGAGCAGAACAACCGCGAGTGGGTTCTGGATTGCGACCGTCTCACGATGAACGTCGGCGGCAACCCCATCTAACGTAGTACCTACCTAGGAGGCATCACGTGATCAAGCGCGAAGACATCTCCTTCACGCTCGGGGCCGATGAACCTGTGTCTTTCACCTTTACGGTGACCCAGCTTCCTCCGACCAAGGCGTATCAACTCTCCGCAAAACTAGCCAAGACCCTCGGGGGTGCTCTAGGCGAACTCGCTAGCCTCGGGGCTGGTGCTGACCTGGTAGACCTAGGGAAGCTCGGTACGGGCCTCCAGAAGGCGCTAGGGTCGGTTACCGACGCCCAGCTAGAGGATCTACTGTCCGCGATGCTACAGGGCGTTACGGCCTCTGGAAACGGTAAGGTGGCAGAGATCAACCGCCAGGTTTTCGATAGCCTCTTTTTCGGACACGCGGGCGAGGGGCTGAAGCTTCTAGCTTTGGTCGTGAGGGTGAACTTCTCCGATTTTTTTCCAGGAAACGGAGGGAGCCTCGCAGCTACGGCTCTTCCGTAACCCTTAGACAGGCGACGGAGCCGTGGCAGGTTTGGCGGTTGGTTATGGAGCACGTCGCTACGCTTCACGAGATCGAGACGTACTGGAACATCTGCGACGTTGCGGATGCGAACGATGCTCTCGACGCCCTGAACGAAGCCAAGCACGAGGCTAGCAAGTAAATGCTAGTCACCGAACTCTACGCCCAGCTAGGTTTCGAATTCGATAAGGCTGCCTTCTCTCAGGCCCAGGCTGCGCTAGGAGGCATCCATGAAGGACTAGCTAAGATCGCCGCCTTAGCCGTAGGTGCTGCCGTAGGGTTCTTGGCGATGGTGACCAGTATGGTCAACCAGGGCAAGGAGATCGAGAACACCTCCCAGGCGCTAGGGCTCTCGACAGACCAGCTCCAGGACTGGCGTAACGCGGCTAGGTTCGCGGGTGTCGAGAGCAATGCTTTCGTCGTAGGTATCCGGCACCTATCGAACATGATGCACGAGGCTCGGCTAGGTAACGCTAACGTCGCCTACAGCCTGTACGAGTTAGGGGTCCACGGTAAGAACGCTAACGATGCTTTGATGCACATAGCAGATACCGTGTCGAAGATGCCAGACGGCCTAGAGAAGACCGCCAGGGTTAACATGGTATTCGGTGCCAGGATGGGGTCGAAGCTAATCCCTATCCTGAACCTAGGACGAAAAGGCATCCTGTCGTACATGGAGGCCGCTAGAGAACTCGGGACCACGCTAAGTAAGGACACCATCCGGCGAACGGACGAAGCCTACCTGAGCCAGGTCAGGATGAAGATGGCCTTCGAGGGTTTGCGAAACGCTATCATCGGCCCGTTCCTAGATTCCGCTAACAAGTACCGCGACCAGCTAACGAACTGGATCAAACTGCACCGCGCAGTCATCGCCTCCGGGTTCAAAGACTTTTTCGAGAAGCTGAGTAAGACGTTTAAAGATACGAAGGGCGCACTAGACCTGCTGGTAGGCGCTACGAGTGTCCTCTGGAACAGTCTCAAGTTAGAAATAACCGCAGTCACTACAGTAGCCGGTTGGTTAGATACCTTAGCCTCTAAATCAATATGGCTAAAAGGGATAATGGTCGCCGTAGCTTTAGCTATAGGGGTGGCATTCCTCCCTGTTACCACAGCCATCGCGGCAATAATGCTGGTGTTCGACGATATACAAGCCTATATGGAGGGTCGCGGTAGTCTTACAGGTATAGTTGTCGGGGGCTTCAAGCAGATGTGGGGCGACATCAAGGAGTGGACGAACGACGCTACGGACGCCGTTCTAGCTTTCTTCGACAAATTAGCCGAGTGGGTAATCCCGGAGCCTATCCGTCAACTCATGGAATTGATGGCTACTAAGGTTAGCGCCGACAACGCCGACGCTAGCTCCAGACAAGCCGCGTTCGCCGCTGACCCGGAATCTTATAACCAGTACGTGACTACAGGCAAAGGACGATTTGGTAGTGGCGTGACAGTAGGTAATGTCACTACAACCATCAACGTCTCGGGTGCCGGCGATCCTCATGCTGTGGCTCAAGAAATTAACCAAAGTTTCGCAGACCAGTTTAGTTCTACATTGCAAGAAGCTCATGCCCAGCTAGGGGCACCCCCCACGCGACAGAACTAATGCCCTCCAACAACTACAACTTCTTTAACGACCCTACCGTATCGACGGCCAGTCCTACCGTAACCACATTCCTACTGTACGGTGATGGAGCATCTAGACCTGTCTGGCGAGGTAGTACGGGGGAGACTGACCCTAACTCAGGTCTGGCCTTCATCGCTTTCGATGCTGTTGTGTCCGTAACGCATGAGGGGGAGAATCAGGTAACAGAGTATCCTGTAGAGAGCGGGTCTAACGTTACCGATCTGTCCCGCCCCAGACCGCGTAAGCTGACCATCAGCGGGATCATTACAGATGCTCCAGTCAATCAATTGTGGGGACAGTACAACGGCGGTAACCTGACATCGCTAGGTAACTCCTCTCCCAACGCGGCACTAAAAGCTACAGATCCCGGAGCCACCTGGAACGCTGCCGGACGCCCTAAGTTCGCTTTCTCCCTTCTAGACTTACTGCGACAACGAAGTGTGGTGTTCACGGTCAACACGGCTCTGGAGACCTACAACAACATGGTCATAGAGAGTTGTACTATCAACGTTACCCAGACCACA